CTTGCCATCTGTGTTTCCAACTTCTGATGCTCCACCGCCACCACCACCAGCGTTTACACCACTACCGCCTGCATAACCACTACCGCCTGCGTATCCTTGCCCAGAAGTTCCTGCACCACCAGAAATAGAGCTGTTATTGTGTGAAGCTCCTCCACCAGAACCACCTGCTGCACCTGATTCACTAGATGCGTGAGAACCACCACCACCACCACCTACAGATGTAATGGTACTAAAAACGGAATCACCACCATTAGCCCCCTTGGCGCTAATGGTGGTTGAGCCAGCACCGCCAGCTCCAATCGTTACGGTTAGTCCTTCTGCTGTTACTGCAAACCCTGTTGCAGTTCTAAAACCACCAGCACCGCCACCACCACCGTCTGCTTTACCTCCACCACCACCACCAGCGACAACTAAATAATCAACATCACCAGCCTCGCTTGGTGTGAATGTTCCACTAGAAGTAAAGGTGTGAATTGTGTATGCACCTGATGTTGTTATAGTACCGCCAGTAGCAGAAAACTTATTACTCGCCACATCCCAGTCTGTACCATTATATACAGCCAAAGATTTAGCAGTGATATCACTAACTGTAGATGTATCACTATTAAACCATAAATCTCCTGCTGATGGAGTACCCGGAGCAGCAGTTGCTACTGTTACAGGAGCAATACCTGTTAAACTAGAACCATCTCCATCACTATTCAGTAGAGTGCCTGTAGCATCTGGAAATGTTATCGTTCTATCCGTACTCGTGTTCGGAGCAGTAACAGTCAGAATACCTGTTCCCGAAGCGTGTCCTTGAATTTTTACTTTGGCCATCTATATCACCTATACGATTACCCAAGTGCTACCTGTTGGCACTGTAACACTATTCCCGGTGTCAATTGTTATTGGCCCTGCACTTAAAGCGTTTGAACCATTTGCTATACTGTAGTTTGCATCAATAGTGTGTTCGTGTTCGTACAAGCCTTTGGTTGTTGTGTTGGCATCTGTATCCAAGGTTGCCCAACTTGCAGTTGTAGCATTGGTTGTTAAATACTTACCTGCATTACCTAATTGAGATGGTAAAGCATCTACTGCTGTCCAAGTATTATCCCCTCTTAAAAACGTAGCTGCAGATGCCGTGCCTGTTGCACTAAGCATAGCAATATCTACCGCATCAGCAGCAATAGTAAGGGCCGTTGAACCTGTTACATCACCAGTGTGTGTAGCGTTTGTTACCTTGGCAGTGTTGATCGAAATTGCGGCAGTGTTAGCCGATATTGCGGCAGTGTTAGCCGATATTGCGGTATTGATTTTGCTTGCTGACCATAAATCTGTCGTCCCTGTAGCGGCATCATCTATCTCTCCATGTTTGTCAGCATCGGCGATATGGGCCTGGATATTCGCGTTAGCCGCCTCATAAGTCCCAGTATGATTATGAGCGGATGTAGCTAAGCCTGATTCAGCCGCTGTTTGGTTTATCCACTTGGATGAGCTGTTATCGTAAGCCAGGACTTCGTTGTCTGCTACGGAGGTGATCGTAGTATCTGCTAGATCGGAAACGTCGATGGATGCTTCTGATGGGGTCTGGTTTATCCATTTAGATGAGGATGAGTCCCAAGCCAGAACTTCGTTGTCGGCTACTGAGGTGACGGTTACGTCTGTCATGTCTGAGATGATGAAAGACGCGAACCCGGCTGAGGAAACCCAGTTAGTGCCGTTATATACCTTCATCGCATCATTAGCGGTGTCATACCATAAGTCGCCATCGTCTAATGAGGAGGATGGCGCACTGGCCTGTACACGATATTTATCAGCGAATGAATTGACCCCGGTAATATTCGCGGCAACAGAGGCCATGTTGGTTACGTTAGTGGCTGTGCCGAGGGTGTTCATCGCAGTTACGTTTCCGGCTGTACCGAGGGTGTTCATATCAGTAACTACGTCGGCTGTACCGAGGGTGTTCATATCAGCAACAACATCTGCCGTGCCGAGAGTATTCATATCGGCTACTACGTCGGCTGTAGCCAAAGTATTCATGTCAGCAACTACATCGGCGGTTGCAAGGATATTAAGGTCAGTTACGATGGCTGGTGATGCAAGAGTATCCATATCAGCAACAACATCGGCTGTCGCAAGGATTGCCATGTCTGCTACAACAGCCGCATCCCCAAGTAGGGCCATATCCGCTACAACATCAGGCGTACTGAGTGAAGCCATATCCGCGATAACTGCGGCATCACCAAGCAGAGCCATATCTGCTACAGCGGCTGATGTACCGAGTAATCCGATTTCTGTGGCTTTGCCAGCGACTGCGTTGATGTTCGTAATGTTTGTAGCAACAGTGCCGACATCGGCTTGGGTCGCCCAGTATTTTGCGGAATAGGATGATCCTGTGACAGCCCCAGGTGTTTTCTCAGCCCACTCGGATGCCAAAGTGGCGCTCGCGGCGGCGGCTGTGGCTTGTGTGGTTGCTGTGTTGGCTTGGCTTGTGGCGGTGGCTGCTGAAGCAGCGGCTGAAGTGGTTGCCGTGCCTAGTGCGGCGCCATCGAGGATGGTCACAAAGTTTGTGCCTGAAGGTGTCGCCGCTGAAGAGGTGTGTGGGGTTTTGCAGATGTATGTACTATTGTTGTCGGTAACAACGTCGAGTTGTTCGTACGCAGTTGCGTTAGCGTGAGCGCCCCTCTGGCGGAATATGTATCCGTCGTCTACGTTAGTCCATGAACCCGACGAGCTAGCGAATGTCCCCATCCGGGTTTGCAGGCTTCTTGTGGATGGGTCGATCTTGAGTTGGAATGAATCAGAATCGACGTTTCCGGTTGAGCTATCGAAGATGTCTCCGAGGATATCGTATATATTTCTGCTGCCGAACTCACAGGCTTCGAGATAGGTGTCGAGTACGTGTGTTCCCGTTTTCGATGAAGTGAACCTGATCTGTTCAGTACTGGGTCTTGTGATAGCCATTATTCTGCGACTCCTTTATTTGTCGTACCAGCCGTTGGCTTTCATGAATTTGATAACGTGTTTCTTGGATAAGGCAATTTCATCATCATCCGGGTAGCGTTCATCAATTAATTCAACAGCGCGAGATAATGTTTTTAGTTCGGCAGATAGATTGCCAACCCTGATGACCAGATCCTGTGTGGTGTCTGCAATATCTTCAGGTGGAGTCTTTACCTTTATGGCTTCATCCAAATGCTTCGTAATTTCGGATGCGATCTCCTGTCTTATCTTTGCCAAGAAGACTTCGAGTTCGTCTACTCGGCTCGTTAGTGCGGTTAAGTGTGGGTCTAGCATTACGCTGCCCTCATAGGTGTAAGGTTGCCTTGGCTTACTTGGGATTGAACTTCCCCTTCAGGTTTGACTGAAGCGCCGCGAGCTTTCTCCATCATCGCCATCTGTTGGCTTGGAGACATTCCTTGTTGGAGTTGTTCGGGACTGATGCGGAACTGATCCAGGTCGGAGATACCCATCGCACGGATGGCTTCTTCTGCGATCTTTCCTGAGTTGTATTCCATGTTTAGCCCGGTCTGGTGCATGATCTGGAGTATGGACATCCAAGTCTCGGCGTTGCGTGTTGGTTCAAGTGGTAGGGTTCCATCTACAACAAGGTAGTCCACTGAACCCTGTAGATCGACGTTGGATTCATAATCGATGTAATCATCTTCGACAGAACCTGCGAGTTGGCTTGGCATGTCGAAGGGGTCAACCCGGATGGAGCCTTGGAAGGGTAGAGCATCTTGAATGTTTGCGACCATCATACGAACCATTGGTCGTATTGTGGTTGCTGACATTATTCTGGACATTACGCCAAGACGTTGAGAGCCAAGCTGTGTAAGGCGCTGGATCTCAGTTGCAGTGCGTACGTCTGGTGTGGGCACACCCTGTTGCGCGTCTGATGCGGCGGCAGTTCTGTTCTTGAGTTCAGAGATAGCGCCGATGTCGTTCCAGTGTCCTCTTGTTACGTCAGGGACTTGGGCTATGAATACGCCGTCGCCGGGGTTTGTTCCCGGCATTGTTCGTACGACGCCCCATGGGTTACGGTCAATAAGATCTGGAATGGAGACCTGTGTTGGGTCTGCAAAGATCAAGTTGTTGAGTGCGGCTTGTACGTTATCTATACGAGAGCGAAGTAGCCAAGTGGCGACATCGTGAAGGGGTAGGAGCAGGTCGTATAGTGATTGGCCGTATGTCTTATGGCTATCGTGATAGATGCCGCCCATAACTATCGGGAACTGCTGGCCGTACGGGTTGAGTTGGCATCGTATAACATACTGTTCGTCGAGTATGGTTAGGAGAAGCCAAATGGATTCGACGTTAGGTAAGCCTACTTCGTAACCCGCTAGGTTTACCCAGAGTTCGTCAACTACGTTAGCGTTAGATAGTTTGATAGTGCTACTTCTTTCGTTAGCCAGTGACGGATCAATGTTCCAGCCACGCCCCTCTTCATTGTTGTACTGGTGGCAAAGCCAACCGAGGCGGGTTACGTCTAGTCGGTTACGCATTGCGGGAAAGCGTTTCAGCTTTGGGTAGAGGCCGGAGCGCAGAAGATTGTTGTAGGTTACAAAGTCGGTGAAGCCGATAAAGCCCATTGATTCCCAATCGCCCCATGAAACGCGAGGGTCAGGGAAGGTGCGGCGTGGATCGAAGTTGATGATGCGATTATGGTTTGATGTGGAGTCCCATACGATTTTTGTTGGGGCGAAGCCATAGCGGATGGCGTCCTGCATCATCTGTGCTACACGGGCCTCTCCTGCGGTACGGCGCATGTGCTGGTGGAGTACACGCTCTAGTATCATGGATACTTTGCGTGATTCCCTGTTTAGACCTTCGAGTTGGAACATAGGGTTCCGACCAGCGAGTGCGGCCATAAGATAGGTCTGCACTGTGTCGGCGATAGCACGGGTGTCAGTGATAACAGCCTTTTCGCGGAACTGGGTTGAAGTGTCGGGTACGTATACGTCGTGTGCGCGGTCTGCTTCCTTCCAGTGGGAGTAGCGTTTGGATATACGCGAGTGCGACATATCCATACAGGCGCGAGCAAAGTCTACAAGTTTCTGTTCTTCCTCGTCTGAAAGGAGGGAGGCTATGTCTTGTAGTTCTTCTAAAGCGCGGAAATGAGGGGAGAGGTCAACAATTGTGTGATCCTCTGTTCCACGTAAATCACGATAGTCTGACATTACTTGATTCTCTTTGTTGAAAGGGTATTTGTCGTCCCGTTATAGACCCCAACCACGCCAAGTGTTGAGTTCTGAAAGGGGTGAAATAGAGTCTCTATGCTTACTGTAATGGTTGTTTAGAGATTCAGATACATTAATGGGGGCATCGAATGATGCGCCAACGTGCATCTTAGAGATTGAGTCTAAGAGGATGGACAGTGCATCTACATCGTCATCGTGAACGGCGGATGGAAAAGAGACAGTGGCGTCGATAAAGTCGTCTACCCAATGAGCGCCTTGGGGAAGCCAAACGCGACCGCCCTCTATAAGAGGTGTGACAGTGTGTGCGCGAGCTACCTTGTCTGCGTTTACCTTATAGGCGATAACGGAAACGCCGGACTCATGCTTTAGTTCTTGGATTAGGGATTGGCCGGAAGCTTTATCTTCGATGTAGAGGCCGCGCAGTCCTTTGCCACGGTATTTGGTATTGAGGTGTACAGCCTTCTGCTTTAGTTCGGGGAAGTCGTAACGACCCTTTACGCGGTCAATAATGTAGATGTCGCCGTCTGTGGCTAGGCCGCCGACTAGGAATACGGAATAGTCAGCGGTTTCGGTCTTTTTGAAGGCGGTATCTGCGGCAATGATGATTGCGCTGAAGTTGGTGGGGTTTATGATTTCGGGGTCATAGAACTTCCACCAGTCAGCCTTGATGATGTTACCGCCTTCGATGTATGGGGATTGCTGGTATAGGGCGGCGAATTCGCGAGGGTTGAGACGTTCGATACGGTTGAGATTGTCTAGGGGAAATCGCTCAGGCCATAAGGCTACTATCTTGGTTGGGCTGTAGTGGCGTTTTCTAGGGGATACCTTGGAGAGTTCCCCTGTCTTTATATGTCGCGGATCATCGGGTGGCAACTCTGCCACGGATCTCATAACCCCGCAATTAACTTCTTTTTTAGCCGGGAAGTTAATATGAAGCCATCTGTTCTCCCGCCAATCTTCAGTGAGTTGGATGCGGCCACCTGGGTCGTCCGGGTGCCAGCGCGTGAGGATCATGATCTGTATGGGGTGAGAGCCGTTGGCCTCTGGTTGGAGCCGGGTGGTTAGAGCGGATATGTAGTAGTTCCATGCGTTATTACGGGTGGTCATGGACTCAGCTTCTTGGCGGTTTTTGATGGGGTCATCGATAATGAGTAGGTTGGCTGGTCGGCCAGATGTAGTGCCTCCCATGCCTATGCCGAAGTATGCGCCGTTATCTGTAGTACGCCACACATCTGCGGCGCGGGATGTCTGGTCGAATGCGAAATGGGGGAATATCTGCGGGAAGATAGGTTCTTCCGCGATATTGCGTACTGCTCGTCCAAAGTCAACTGCCAGTGAGGCGTTGTATGAGGTGGACATTACGTAGCGTGATGGGTTGCGGCCCATGTAGTAGGCGGGGAATAACTGGGTGGCGAACGTGGACTTGGCGTGGCGTGGCGGCATGTTGATGAGGATGTTGTAAACAGGCTCACCATATTGGTTTTTCTTAATTAGGTTTCCCTTCTTATCTGTGTCTCCTGTGAAGCCAGAGTAGAGATTACGCTTCTCTAGTAAGTTGAGAGCGTGCATTAGCGTGTATTGAAACTTGGGGATCTTCCATTCAGGGCGCATTGATTTAACGAAATCAACAAACGATAGCTCTGCATTGCGTACCTGTAGTACACGCTTAGCCGCCTCTTTCTGGCTTAGTGTCATTTGATCTCCTCAATAGGAACGCTATCGAGAGTCGGGCTTGCGCCGCCGTAGTCTCTTACGGTCTCTACTCTTGTGGCGGCAAGGTCTGCGGCCTTAGTCCTGTCATGGATGGTATTAATCATCATAGACATAAGGTGATCGTAAATGGCTTGCTGACGCTTTATCGGGTCTTTGATTTCATGGAAACGCTTCTGCTTCATTGATGACGCAAGCTCGTTCACGGATACAGAACTGCTGAATGTTTTATGTTTGGTGATGTCCATGTGTCTAATTCCTGTTACACGTTAAGAAAAATGGTGCTACTGCTCGTGGAGAGGGGTACAGTAACGCGGCGAAATCGAAAAGGGGGGCGGCGGGTATACCCCCCCCGCGTGTGTGAAATCGCGCATCACGACGCGAATGCTTCACGCGTAAATAAGAGCAAAGCTCTTATCTCTATGTGGCGGTGAATCGGCAGATCGCTGTCGATTTTCTGAACTCGGTCAGAACTCACCGAGATAGGCGCGTAAAGCGTAGGAGTATGAAAATGACTAAGAAAACAATGCCGGTTCTTACGACAAAGCCGAAGATAATCGCGATTAACGGCGAGAAAGGGCGAATGGAGCTTAACGGTCACCCGATTCGCTCGCTCAAGGTCGGGC